AGCCGGACGCATGATATTTGTGTGCAGCATGGCGGACCTTTTCGGAAAGTGGGTGCCGGATAGCTGGATAGAGGAGGTGTTCGCAGCTTGCGAGAAAGCCCCGCAGCACAGATACCTCTTTTTGACAAAGAACCCGGCCAGATACATCGAACTGGCGATGACGGGTAGGCTCCCAGCCAGAGACAATATGTGGTACGGGACCACTGCAACAACCCCGGAGGAGACGTTATTCTTCGGCGGAGCGTGGCACACGTTCGTCAGCATAGAGCCTATTCTCCGCGATTACAGCGGCGAAATCGGCCATATGTGTGACACTTACGCGCAATGGGTCATCATCGGAGCGGAGACCGGGAAACGAAAAGGAAAAGTCAAACCAGAGCCGGAATGGGTACGAGACATTACAAGGACCTGCCTTGAAAAGAACATCGCCGTCTTTATGAAAGACAGCCTCCTCCCCATTATCGGAGAGGAAAATATGTTCCGTGAAGTCCCTTGGGACGAAAGCACATGGGAAATCCACAGGCAACAGGAATGGCTTGCCAGATACTACAAGGAGGAGCAAGTATGAAGATAAGAACGACGGCGGATATTAAAGGAGCGTGAATGAACCAATGCCGAATAACATGACCATAAAAGAAGCGATCATCGAGCTAAACCGCTGCAAGGTCAGCGGGTACATGCCGACGGACTGGCACAGGCGGTGTCTGGCAATTGAACTTGCCAAGGCAGCGCTTGAAAGACTGGAGGCGGAGTCAGAAATGAAACTGAAAACAGAAAACTACAACTCCTGTGATATGATTTTAAGACAGACAGGAGGGCAAGATGAATAAAGTTCAGTTAATGGGCCGCCTCACCCGCGACCCGGACATCAGATACACGCAGGGAGATAAGCCGAAATGTATCGCCCGTTTTACTCTTGCCGTAGATAGGAGATTCAAGAGAGACGGCGAACAGGGTGCCGACTTTATAGCCTGCGTCGTATTCGGAAAGCAAGCGGAATTTGCTGAAAAATATTTCCACAAAGGAATAAAGATTACTGTAGTCGGCAGACTGCAAACCGGGAGCTATCAGAACAAAGACGGGCAGACCCTCTACACTACCGACGTTATTGTTGAGGAGCAGGAGTTCGCGGAGAGCAAGCCCAGCGGCGGAGATTCCCACCAGCCGACAAACAGCCAGCAGCAGTACCAACAGCAGCAGGCATACGCCCCGCCGGATAACAACGGATTCGTAGATATGCCGGGAGACGGCGACCTGCCATTCTAAGGAGGATACCAATGAACATTGACCCCACAAAGTTCTACACGAATGAATACTTGAAAGAGGTAGACACTTGGATAAACAGAATTAACGAGGCAAGGGACGAAGCAATAAAGCACGGCATCCAAGCGAATACTGTTTTGTTGAGTAAGAGGTTGGCATATATGGCAGGCTTCCTGTTCAAAGAGAATTCTATGTACGGGGACGTATCATACACCACGGAGGTCCCGCCGATGATTTTGGGATTAGAGGCTACTATCGAAAAGTTCATGCCTGATGGAGTGGAGTTTATAGTCATGCATAAACCCAAATCGAGCCTCGACAGAATCAGAGAGGACGCACAGCGCGAGCTGATAGAACGAATGAAAACGATGTCATTCAGCGAGATTACCGAGCTGATATATGGCGAAAAGACATAAGGAGGACCACATGGCAAAGAAAAGAAAATGCAGATACACGCAGGAGGAGCTGAACACCCATGAGGAGGCCGTAAAGCTCCGCAAAATGACCGACGCGCAGCTCGTCGGAGTCGTGAGAAATGCCAGAATGGCCGCAGCGGCTCCCAGCGTGGCGCAGGATGGCGCGAACGGTGGTAGCCCTACAACCGATACCTCTGGCGTGGAAAGGCTCTTGCAGGCCCTCTCAGATGGCAAATGCAAAGGCGTAGGCGGCGGAACCGCGTACAAGATCATCGAATTTGCGAGAAGTATGGGGCTGATAGCATGAGCGAGATAGGCAAGACATACAGGAAAGCCCTCACGGGAAAGCGGAACCGGGAAGCCGGAGAGGCGTGGGAAAAAATGATAGAGGCCGCCTGCCGTAACTACCGGCTCTACGGCCTCGCGGAAATCGAAAAGGTCCCGGAGCCGATGCGGCCCATCAGCAGACCAAACGCCAAAGGTCAATTCTTGGCCTGTTTCGAGAAACAGGCGCAGCCGGACTATCAGGGGACGCTAAAGGGCGGCCAGTCGGTAGTGTTTGAGGCAAAGCACACCTCGACGGACCGGATGGAGCGTAAAGTGATTTCGGAGGAGCAGGAAAAAAAGCTGAACCGACACCAAAAGCTCGGAGCGATGTGCTTCGTCCTCGTGTCGTTCAGCCTCAAGAAGTTCTACCGCATACCGTGGGAGGTATTTCGAGACATGAAGGACCATTACGGTCGAAAGTACATAAAGCCGGAGGACATCGAGGAATACGAAGTGAAATTCTTCGGATACCTTAGATTCCTCTGATAAGCAGATTACAGGGAGGCGGAACTCCCGATAGAATACTTTAAGGAGGGAGCATCCCATGAATAACAAACATCAGGCAGACGATCAGCAGGTTATTGACAGAGCAGTCGCGCAGGCGGTCAGCACCTATGCCGAGGTGTTCGAGGAGAAAATGCATGCCGCCATCGAGGAGACGTTCAAGCGCGGCGCAGAATACGGCGCAAAGGCGGCGATCAAAGCAGTAGAGCGCGAACGGGCCAAAATCCAGCAGCAGCAGTACGACTGGAAGTACCATAACACGAAGCTGCTTATCAGAAACTACCGGAGGCTCAACGAGTATTTCAACAATGCCGTATTTGAGCTTGAGGAGGCTGAGGAAATCGACGACGGATTCGAGGAGATCATGCGACTTATGCAGAACCGCAATACCACGGAGGATGTATTCGTGGACAGTATAAAGCGGAACTACCTCTATACCAGAATCATAATGACCCATGTGAATAAGATGCTGGACGTTTACCGGATTATGTGCGAGAGGAGCCAGCGAGCCGACGACGCAAGGCACTGGCGCGTATTGGAGAGCCTTTACCTCGCGGCCGATTATACAACGGCGGAGAAAATCGCGCAGGCGGAGCACATAGACAAACGCACAGTATATAAGGACATCGACGTGTGTATATCAGACCTCACGGCTCTAATGTTCGGAGTCAGCGGCATAGAAAGGTCGTAATTCCCACAGGGCAAAAAGAGGGCATTTACACGGCGCTATAAGGATGTTAAAATGATATTGTGTTAAATTGCGAAAAGCGCGGAGCTTCCCCTATATGCAGAGGGGAGGCTCTTTTTTTACCATAAAACGCCCCGAAATGGGACAGAAAGGATAATCTACATGGAGATAAGGACGCTCAAAGCGACAGAGCTGCACCCGGCAGACTATAATCCCCGGAAAGATTTACAGCCGGAGGATGCAGAGTATCAGAAGCTTAAAAACAGCATAGAGGCATTCGGATATGTCGAGCCTATCATCTGGAACGAAACCACCGGAACAATCGTCGGAGGACACCAGAGACTCAAGGTACTGTTGGAGGCCGGAGAGACCGACATCGAGTGTGTAGTTATCCACGTTGAGGAACAGGACGAGAAAGTCCTCAACGTCCTGCTGAATAAGGTAAAAGGCCGCTGGGACATCGGCAGACTGGCGGACCTTTTGCAGGAGCTTGACGACGCTGGTGAGATGGACCTCACCGGATTTGAGGATTGGGAGCTGCAGAGCCTCCTCATGCAGTATGACCACATCAAGGACCTTATGGAGGAGGATTTCAGCGACTACGACGCAGGGAAAGAACGAGAGACATTTGTAATGACGTTCACATTCCCCGGAGAGGCCCGGAACCGCATAGAGGAGTATATGCAGAAAACGGAGAACGCCAAAGCGGAACTGGCGACCGCAGTCATCAACAAGGTTAAGGGGGTACTGTAATGGAGATCATCAGGAAGAAAATCCGAGAGATGGACAGAGCAACCTACAATCCCCGCGTAGACCTTATGCCCGGCGACACGGAGTACGAAAACCTCCGCCGGAGCATAAAGACATACGGCCTGATTATCCCGGTCATTTGGAATGAACGGACCAACAGAGTCGTGGGCGGCCATCAGCGCCTCACTGTGTTGGAGAATGAGGGAGAAACGGAGGTCGATGTATCTGTGGTAGACCTTGACGAGACGCAGGAAAAGCAGCTCAACGTCGCGCTCAACAAAGTAGAGGGCGGCTGGAATGAAGAAAAGCTCGGCGAGCTTCTTGCAGAGCTGGGAGAGGACGCGACCCTCACCGGCTTTTCACAGGCTGAGATAGACAGCCTTACCAACGATATTGACAGCTTAATCGACACAGGGACCGTCGAGGATGAACTCGCGGCCATCGAGGAGCTGTTTAATGTAAGCCTCACATTCAGCAAGGCAGATCAGGAGGACCTAAAGGAATACGTCAAGGACTACGGCAAAGAGAGCCTTGTGGAGGTCATTTTACAGAAAGTGAAAGGAGAGATTTGACATGGGATGCAAATGTGGCAGTCAGGTCATCCTCTGCAACCTCCCCATCCGCTTTGACACCTACAAGGGATGCAGTCACGGGTGTAAATATTGTTTCGCACAGAAAAAGGCGAATATCGCCAAGATACAGCGCGACGAAACGGTCGAGGCCCTGCGGTCATTCATCGAGGGCAAGCGCGGAGCCGGAAAAGAGATAGGAGAGGAGGACAATGCCAGAATGGACTGATAATAAACCGTGGGAACGTCAAAAGGGCGAAAGCGAAAAGGCATTCGAGGCGTTTGCAGCCTATCGTGATTTGGGCGAAAAACGGACCATCTCAGCGGTGGTAAAAAAGTTGCAAAAAAGTAGAAGTTTAATCGACCGCTGGAAAGAACGCTGGAATTGGCTTGAACGTGTACGGGAGTATGACAACGAGCTTGAGCGGGCAGCCAAAGAAAAAGTCGTAAAAGAACGTAAGGATATGACCGCCCGGCATATTCAAATTGCCATGCAACTGCAGAAAAAAGCCCTTGCTGCCTTAAAGGAATTATCAGTCGAGAAAATGTCCCCGAAAGACATCAAGGAATATATCAAGATGGCAACCGACCTCGAACGCCTAAACCGCGAACCAACGGAAAGCGAGAAAGACGATGTAGTCTACGAAATGGAAATCGAGAACATGGACGATATCGAGAGGGAGATTTATGGAGACGGCTAAACGGGTAAGGATTGTACGACGTTCGGAGCTGAACCGTCGCAAGACCATCCCGTATAACTTCGGAGAGGCACACAAGGAATATATCAGAGAGTGCCGCCGATGCACCTATAACATCCTTGAGGGAGCCGTCCGTTCTGGTAAGACCATCGACAACGTATTCGCATTTGCTCACGAGCTAAAACGGACACCGGACAAGATACACCTCGCGTCCGGCTCTACGCTTGGTAATGCCAAGATGAACATTGGAGACGCTAACGGCTTCGGCCTTGAATGGATATTCAGAGGACAATGTCGCTGGGGTAAGTACAAGGGTATGGAGGCGCTTATCATACAAGGCCCGGATACCAACTTTCGGCAGCGTATTGTCATTTTCGCAGGCTCTTTCAAGGCGGACAGCTTCAAGGCTATCCGAGGCAACTCCTACGGTATGTGGATTGCGACGGAGATCAACCTCCATCACGACAATTTCATAAAAGAGGCGTTCAACCGCCAACTCGCGGCGGTGAACAGAAAGATATTTTGGGACCTCAACCCGGAGCACCCAAAGGCACCGATATACGCGAACTACCTCGACGTGTATGCCTCAAAGGCGAAAGCCGGGACCCTCAAAGGCGGGTATAATTACAGGCATTTCGACATCTTTCAGAATGCGAATATACCGCCCGGCAGGTTAGAGGAGATCATCAGCCAGTATGACGAGGGTAGTATCTGGTACATAAGAGACATCTTAGGCCAGAGGACCATCGCGGAGGGCCTGATATATCCCAAAATTGCTACCAGCATAGCAGCCAATGATAAACGATTCTTTATCCCGGCAGAAAAGGCGCAGGAAATGGCTCGCGCCAGCCTCAGCCCCATTCAGATAGACGGCAGAGAGGTAATTCACGAGATAAACGTCGGAATTGACTTTGGCGGCAACGGCTCCGGTCACGCCTTTGTAGCAACAGGAATGACCGAGTGCTATCAAAAGCTCATTGTATTGCGTACTAAGCGTTACGTCGAGGGAGAACGCGACCCGGACACCGGGCTACGGCTTGACGACATCGACCCGGACGTACTTAGTGCGCTCTTTTTGAAATTCTTTAAGGGAATAATGAAAGATTACGGATTCATCACCAAGATTTACGCGGATAGCGCGGAGCAAGTGTTAATCCGTGGAATCAGAAACGCCCTTAATAAAGCTAACTACGGCAGCACGAAGGTCGAAAACGCGAGAAAGAGCGAGATCATCGGACGCATACGAACCGTGACATCACTTGCGGCGCAGGGCCGGATATTCTACACGGAGGAATGTGAGACATTCGAGGAAGCTATCAGCATGGCCGTGTGGAACCCGAAAAATATCGAGCTTGAGCGCCTTGATGACGGTTCATCCGACATTGATACGATGGACGCTTTTGAGTACACCTTCGAGCGCAGAATCACTAAACTACTGAACGAAGCCGCTTGGGAGGTGAATACAAGAAATGGCAATCATTGATTGGATAAGGAGGTTTACAGGGAGGATGTTACCAAAAAACAACCTTGAGAAAAAGCTGAATGTGCAAATCGCCACTTCTGGCGTTATGGACAACGCCATACAGCTTTGGCTCATGATGTATAAGAACACACCGTCGTGGCTCGGCGGCGAGTCACACGTCAAGAGCCTAAATCTTTCGGCAGGAATTGCCGAGGAGATGGCCCGTCTTGTGCTGACGGAGTTCGATATTGAAATCGAGGGCAGCGAGAGAGCCGACTTCATCAAAGAGCAGATGCAAGGAACCCTCGACAACATGGGGAATATCGTCGAGATGTACTGTGCGCTCGGCGGTATTGTATTGAAGCCATACGCAGCCGGAGCTGACGAGGTAACCGGAGAGCCGGATCACATCGAAATCGACGTGGTACACGCGAACCGATTCTACCCCACCGCGTTTGACAGCAATAAGGACGTCACCGGAGCGGTATTCGTTGATACTAAACGAATAGGTGACTACGTTTATACCCGTCTGGAACATCATTCTCTGGTGGGTACACACTACACCATCGTCAATAAGGCGTTCCGTAGCGAGAGACTTAACACCATGACAACCGAGGACGACCAGATCAGCGTCGAGCATCCTTTTATGCAGGAGATTTCGCTGGAACAGGTCGACGACTGGAAAGGCATCGACCCTGTTGTAGAGCTTGACGACATCGAAAAACCGTTCTTTGTTTATATCAAAAATCCTCGCGCCAATAACATCGACCCTCACTCCCCACTTGGAGCCAGCGTGTTCGCCAGAGCCAGAGAGTCTATACAGGACGCAGACGAACAGTACAGCCGGATTATTTGGGAATACGAGGCTAAAGAGGCGGCCATCGACGCAGATGAAACCCTCTTTACCACTGACCGCAGAGGCCGCCCGGTATTACCAAAAGGCAAAGAGAGACTGTACCGCACCTACGACACCGGCGGCGGAGCCGGAGAAAAGGCAGGATTCATTACACCTTACAGCCCGGAGATTCGCGACGAGTCAATGTTCAATGGCTTGT